TAGATCGTTTAGACGTTGTGGCCTCCGATGAAAAACGTGCGAAGACACGATTGGCTATTATCGAAGATGAACTACGTCATCGCATGGAAGAAGACGGTTCCGCAGAAATGAAATTCACCGGTGTACTTGGCGTTTCATATAAACCTGAGACCGTCTATAACGTTGGCGAAGAAGGCTGGACGCCGGTGTATAGCTCTATCGTTGCAGAAAGTGTAGAGAAACAATTCGCAGACGATGGTGTTGTACGAGCAATCGCTAACAACCAAGACGTGGATGAGTACGTTGTTCGTGATATTGCAAACGACATTGTGGGAAGTATTCGCGATGGATTACGAAATGCGGAAGCATTTGCGATTTTACAAAAGCGTTTGACTAGTACAACGCTTAATGACTTAACTAAGCAAGGTTTAGATCTACCAAACGGGGTAGAGCAAAAAACATTGCAAAAACTTAAACTACGTAAACTTAAATAAATAGGAGTGATTATTTATGTCAAACTTAATGGTAATTGACATGGGTGCTTTACCCATCGCTTACGATGATGAATTGGCCCAAGAATTAACGAAAGACTTAACCGCAGGTCTTAGTGGTACTTTCAAACGTGCGCCACGTTTATCGATGGGTAATAGCGGGGATTGGGAACTCGTTACACCGGAAGGTGAAGCTATCGACTTAGGACGTTCAGTTAATATCGTCATCGTGGATCAACGTAATGTAAACTCGCGTATTCACTACGCGAAGTCATTTGATAAACAGAAAGAAGAAGGCGAATTCGCAGCACCGGATTGCTACAGTACAGACGGTCAATACCCTGACACAAGCGTGGAAAATCCACTTTGCGAAAGTTGTAAAGAATGTGAGTTCAACAAAATCAGCTCTAATTTCCAAGTGGGGAATGTCCCATGTAATACCTATCGCCGTCTCATTTGCGTATTAGTGCAAGAAGATGGCACTTTCTCGGAGCCGGTAGTATTTGAACCTAAATATAAATCACTGTCGGAGAAAACAGTAGTACGTGAGCGATACGGTAGCTACGGTTGGTATATGCAGACTTTGACTGCGCAGGTGCATCCTGTAACGAAAAAACCTATGCCGATCCCAACCCAATTCGTAGTAACGCATTGTACGTCGCTACCGAAGATGGAAGTAGCCACTGTGAAATTCGGTCTTGCGTCTAATGCGCAGGGTGGTTACTGGGTGTTATCCAACGAACAACGCCAAGAAATATTGCGTTTGAAAGATAGCGAAGAAGTACAAGAGTTGTTACGCCCATTTAACGCTGCCTTTGAAAACCCTTCTTCCGCCGGTCGAATCCCTGTAATTAATGTTGATATTGACGAACCGGAAGAACAACCGAAGAAAGAAGTCGCGAAAGAAACGTCTAAGAAATCTGCGCCAGCGAAGAAAGCTCCTGAGAAAAAAGAAGCACCTGCTAAGAAAGCTCCACCGGTTAAGAAAACTCGCAAGGTTGTGTTAGGCATGGAACACCCTGATGTGGTGAATACAACTGAGTATGACTATGCGGAACTTAAAGAATGGGCGGATGACGCAACGGAAGACGAAGTACGTGAATTCTTAGCGGAAAACTTCCCTCAAGCATTAGAGCCTGTAGAAGTCGAAGTGGAAGATGCCAAAGAAGAACCTGCGGAAGTTTCAGCGAAGAAATCTGCGCCTAAACGCAAAGCAGTAGAGAAGAAAGCCGAAGTGGCGGAGAACGTGGTATCTAATGATAGCAAAGTAGATGGTGAATCCGTGAAACAAGCCGAAGCATTGGCAGAAGACTTAGGCGAATTTGACGACTAAGATTAACTTATTATAAAATACTTCGCGGTGAGAGCAGACTCACCGCATTTTCTACCAATAAAGAGGGCAATATCAATGACAAACCCAATCTCACGTACAGTATTCATAATGTTGTACCTACTTACATCTGCTTACCCGCATTTTAAATTGCCCGATTGCAGAGTAAGATCTGACTTTTGTTCGTAGGTGCAACATTATGAATACTCTAGAACACCTCTCTCGCATATTACCAAGCTCCGGGCTTAAAGTTATGGCTGTAATGCAACAGCGCGTTGATAACAACGGAGACTTAGTATTCAAGGCAGACGGTTCCCCTTCGCTTACCACGCGCCATAAAACATTTAAAACGGTAGAAGACTTAGCTAAACGTATTGGTCTTATGTCCCATTCCAGTAACACAGTTTACATGGCTTTGGGGGGCTTTGACCCTGAACGTAGTTTTATTGACAAAGAGTTCGAAGGTAAACCCTATAAAGGATTCTCTCGCAGTGCGGACTTCACAATCGCTTTTAAGGCCTTTTGGTTAGACCTCGATGTAGGCGAAGATAAGTATGCCGAGAAAAAAGGTTATGCTTCGCAGTCTATGGCGATTGAAAAGCTATGGGACTTCGTCCATGCCATTGGTCTGCCTGACCCTATCGTGATTAACAGTGGCCGTGGCGTACACGCTTACTGGGCGTTAGAAGAAGAAATCGATGCACAAAGTTGGTTTAAGATGGCTAAAGTGTTTGACGCTATTATTAAGCACTACGGTCTCTACGCTGACCCTGCGTGTACAATGGATAGAGCGCGTATTCTACGACCCGTAGGCACCATTAACCACAAGAATGGTAAACGTGTAGAGCTAATTTCAGATGCACCGGACATACCATTCTCCGCTTTCGTAAATGCGCTTAAACCTTATTATCGCGAACACAAAGCGGAAATCGAAGCTATCAAAGTTAAAGTCGTAGAGTACGTGAAGAAAGACCCTTCATCTTTCGTTGATCAAAAGCCTAAGCACGCTAAGTACTTTTTGAAACGATGCCAAGTTGCGAACTTTACGCTATTTGGGGATAACCCCGTAGCTGAGCCGGTATGGCGCGGTGTGCTTGGTGTAATGCGTTACTGCGAGAATGCAGATAAACACATCGAGACCTTACGTCGCAAGTGCAAAACTCGCTTTCCGGAAACAACTCGTTTTGACGAAGACCGTACCGCAGAGAAGCTACAACGCTTTATTGATATGGATATGGGGCCAACGACTTGCTCTTACTTCCAGCGCGAATGCGGTGAGCTATGTGAGGGTTGCCCTCATGCGATGGAAGGTAGAATAAAAACCCCTTTAACTTTAGCTGAACATTATGAAGAAATCCCCGTGCCGCAGTACAACTTGGAGATCGGAGCGTTGGAATACCCAGCGCAAGCATCTAAATCAGCAGAGGTCGAATGCGGAGATAAAGTCGCAGAGACTAGCGGAGCTACAAGTGCAGAATCGAGCAGTAACGGCAGCGGTAATGGCGGGAGTGATAGCACGCATAATGATGGAACACCGCAACCACCGTTCCCGTACAAACGATCTAATAAAGGATTAGTTATCCAAGAGAACGACCAAGAGGTTGTGTTCTTCCAAGGCGACTTGTTCCCAATCATGACGAAATTTGTAGAGGTCGTGGACGGTGAGCAGAGCGTCATGGTTAAGTATATGTTGCGCATCGGATTAAACGGGCAGTACCAAGAGATTTCGTTCTTCATGAAAGACTGGTACGCACCTGACCGTCTAAAACAACGCTTGGGTATGGCCGGGGTATCTATTAAAGACAAACACATGATAACGCTCATTAACTACTTGAGAGCATATCAGAACGAGGTTCAGGAGAGAATGACAGAAGTAAGACAGATGCAACACTTCGGGTGGGTAGATGACACCCAACAGTTCTTACTAGGTAACAAACTCTATCAACGAGATGGCGTTGTTACTGTACAACCACATCTTAACATTAAGAACTATTGTCGCCTGTTCCGCCAATCCGGCACGCTTGAAGGGTGGAAGAACTTAATGCGCCGTTTAGCGGCTTACGGGGCAGTAGAGCAACAGATCTGCGTATTGAGTAGCTTTGGTACAACGCTCATGCGCTTTACTAACTACAACGGTATTTGGTTACACTTAATGACTAAACCGGGTTACGGAAAGACTACGACCCAAGAAATGATGAACGGTATTTGGGGACACCCTAGCGAGCTTTTATTGAACGCGAAGGACACAGTTAATGCCATTGAAGAACGGTTTGGGCGTTGGTGCAACCTCGGCGTTACAATCGACGAGCTATCCAACCTCGATCCACGTGTTACGTCAGACCTACTCTTGGGTGTAACGCAAGGGCGCACAAAACGTCGCTTAGACACCAATATGCGTGAGCGTATGGATAATTTATCGTGGCAACTTATGGTGCTATCGAGCGGTAACTTCTCGCTTATTGACCGCATCAATACAGCGAAAGAAGACGTAGCTGCCGAAATCTCACGTACATTAGAGTTTAAGTTGCCTAAGCCTGTACTCTCCGTCCACGAGGGTGAACGCTTAATTAAGAACCCGATCCGTGAAAACTACGGTGTGGCCGGGGCGGAATGGATTAGTAACCTTGTAAAAATCCCACAAGATGATATTCAGGCTTTGATCGACACTACCATTGAGAGCTTTAGTACACGCCTTGAAGCGACTTCTGACGAGCGCTTTTGGATTGTAGGGTGCGCGGTTATCTACGTCGCAGGGGTACTAGCGAACAAGATGGGATTAGTCGAATGGGATATGCGAGCAATCTTCGATACGCTGATTAGTATCGTAGAACACAACCGCGTATCACGTAATACCTACGAGTTTAGCCCGACCGATGTGTTGTCTAGCTTCTTGGCGGATAACATTCGCAATACCGTGGTAACGGACGTTGGTCTTCAAGAAGGACAACTCATGGTTCGCATGGCTCCTACCGGCACCTTAAATGTACGCTACGAGCAAGATAGTGGCATGGTGTATATCCGCACCTCCGCGCTGAAAGAATACTTGTCTAAACGCAACATCGGTATCAACTCAGTCAAGGACGCGTTGACGCAACGTGGGCTGCTTACCCATGCGAGCGCACGACTTATTCTATCCAAGGGCTTACCAAATACCACAGGTCGTACCTACTGTATGGTGATTAAAGCCGACGAACTCGTGAAGTCCACCTATAGTAGCCTACTGGAGGACGCAAGTGAGTAACTGGCACGCGTTTGGTAAGAAGGCCGATACGAACGGGGGGAGTGAGAATACTACCCCTCACCCGACGATGAATCTACATTTAGTAATTCGTAAGGACGGTAGCCAGCGTATTGAGCAACTAGTTGAGTACCGAAACAGCAAGGGTCTTGTTGTAAGTACAGAATGGATAGAAATACCGGTAATTTATGAATAGGAGAAATTAATTATGACTCAGATTGTATGGGATGGCAGATTCCTCATAGCAGACAGAAAGTGTTTCCTTGGTACGACCGTATTCGCAGCACCGAAACTACGTATTAAACACAACGGTACACAAAGCACTGCGTTCGCTTTCGCCGGTACCTATGAAGAATGTAATATCGCTGATCAGATTATGATGGCGGAAGACAATCGCGAACTTGTAGAACAAGCGAAGTCTATACTTACAGACCCCGCAGGTAATTGGCAAGGTATTTGCGTGGAAACGCAGGTGAATGAGCAACCTAAAGCTTATTTATGTAACTATCTAGGTATGCGCGAAGAGCTCCCAGCTAACGCGTTCATGGCTGTGGGTGCTTGTTCAGATGAACTAACGATCGCCTATCGCACATGGCAAGCGATCGCTGCTAACCTCGACAAACCGGCTCACACCCTATTTGTCTATGAACCTACGCAGCCGGAAGAAGAGGTAGAATTAGTTAAACGTCGTGCTACGGCATTGGCGTGCTTTCTACGAACTGCATTGAGAGGATCGTACTACGACCAGTATGGCTATCCGTTTGATGTTTACGACGCAATTACGGGGAATACATTATGTGTCTAAAGATGTGTCGTTACTGCGGCGAGATGAAAGAAAAAGACCAGTTTGAGCGCGGACATGGTGGCAAACCTACAAATAGATGTAAAGCGTGCGCTACGTTTTATTACAGAAAGAATTACCGTAAAACTGAAAATGGAACGAAAATGCTACTTCGCGGACGCGTAAATTCCTTGCGAAGATTCTGCGAAGAGCGAGGGTTAGAACTCACAATATCCGTCAAGAAAGGAGACGAAGAATGGACTTAAATGGCGTAAAGGCGTTACCCACCGGTAACATTATTAATTTCCATAACCCCGGTGATTATAAATTCGATATAAGCGAAATCGCACAGCTACTTTCTAGAGTGGTGCGCTTTAACGGCTTGGGTACGGACGTGGCCACCCATAGTTTGTATGTGGCAGAAATTCTACTAAATTTAACGGGAAACCCACATATAGCGTTACTCGGACTATTACACGACGCGCATGAGGCCTACACCGGAGACATCACGTCCCCAGTTAAACACGTCTTGGGTAAGAAGTTAGAAGACTTAGAACGTATGGTGCAACGTGCTATCCTTTGGCAATTAAATGCGAAACATGAAGATGGATTAGGCGCAGAACGCCTAATTAAGATGGTTGATCTGTTAGCGATGCGTGAAGAATTAAACGCAATGGTCGCCGTAGGACGGTATAAATTAGACGACCAAGGAGTATGGGAAGAAACCCTACGACCCGTCGCTGATATAAAAATTCATTGTAAACCGCAATTCTCGTTGCAACGCGCCGACGCAGCCGACTTTATTAACTTTTATGACCGTCTATGCGATCAGATAAGTGACGTCTCAACCACTTATACAACTATGGAGCTATCGATCTTCGGTGAGCTTTGTAAATTTAAGATCGCCTCTAATGCACTAATTGCTGAAATACGCTAAGGAGATAATACAATGAAAGAGGTACCAATCGAAGTTAAACCAATTTTTAGCGCCGATAACGAAGAGGAAGTAGTGAAAATGACATACATCTTACGTCAACTACTGCTTGTACGGAACGGAAATTATACTAAAGATGACCCTTTTTACCTTGCAATACAACGTGAAAGAATGGGCGAGATTAGCGAACTAGAAAGTAAATTAGACTCCGCTATGATACAACTAAGATTCATTCCGCCTCCTCACTCCCCGGAATACGCTAATAATGTAGCCCCGTACCCGTATAACATCTCGTTCGAAATTTTTACTCGCTGTTATAGAGCCGGTGCTGAGATAAAGATCCATAATATCTATCGTGAAGATAATACCGTTTATGCGGAAGTTACAATCCTTAATTACCTCGCATCGAAACATACTACTCCTGTGCCGTTAGAACAACTATGTGGCGAAGCAACACCTAACAAAGAACTTCGCGCGGAAGATACGGCAAAATGCGCCTTTGTATCGAAAGAATCAATCGATGGGTTACGTGCGTCTGATACCAAGTTATTCGAGTTAAAGACCCAAGTAGGTGGAGATCATTATGCTAAATGCGCAATTCAACCGATTGACTACATTATGGCGAATAGACTTGATTATCTTCAAGGTAATGTCATTAAGTACGTAACTCGCTATAAAAACAAAAACGGCGTGGAAGACCTTGAGAAAGCAGCGCATTACTTGCGAATCATGATCGAACGCGAAAAGCAAAATACCAAGCAGGAAACTGCTTAATCTAACCCACTCAATATAGGAGAAATACTATGAGTACCAAATACGGCTTGACCGAAACTTATCTACAAGAACAAATCAAAGAAACCAGCTACCAACGCTATGGCGACACAGGAATACTATGTGTCCTCACGCTAAAGAATGGTTATACCGTTACCGGAACAAGCGGATGTATTGACCCAACTATCTTCGCAGAAGACATCGGTGAGCGTATTGCGTTTGATAATGCGTTCAACAAACTTTGGGAAATCTTAGGTTACGGCGAAAAACAACGCTGGTATGAAGAAGTGCAATTAAGTTGGAAAGAGCGTGTTGAGCTTGAGTTCCGTCAACTAGACGACCGCCTAAGTAAACTACACGCCTTATTATTCCAAGCGGACGGCGTGTTCAATCCTCGCCCAGAGTTCATCGCCGAAGAACAATGGGAGCTTATGAAGTCGCAACATACCGCCATGAAAGCCTACAGCGATATTTTGCTTGCTCGCTTAAATAACGCCTAACAAAAAGGCCGGGTTAATCTCCGGCCTTTTTCATTTCATCTTCTTGTTCAGCCAATCCTTGACTACTTTCCTCGTCATACTCGGTAGCATCTGCATTATGACTTCTAACACAACCGCACCACTTGCGCCACCGACTACGGACAACAACCCACTTAACCATTGGTTAAAGCTCGACCCGAAGTGGTAAGCCACGGCGACACCGATGAATACGCCTAATGCTACGTCAAGCGAACGAGGGCATAATGCCTTTTCTCGATCAAACTCCACACTTGCCTTAAACGACCCTAATACCGCGCCTACAAGAATGACAATGTCATCAATATAATTCGTAAGTTCATTGATCATTTATCCCCTCACATCGTAATACATAGAGTACAGCAAGCATAAACCACACGCTTAACACCGTACTTACAACTAACTGTATATCGAGTGGGGGATATTCAGTCGCATAGCCATTCGCGATTATCGCTTGGTGCAAAGCCCCTAGCAGTAACGCAAACGTCTTGAATATTTGGTGTGGTCGCCCATGTGTTACTAACCCCAAACAGGCGAATACCACCGCAAGCGCACACAACCAAATACCCATCGCAATTTGCGACTGAACAGCGGTGGGGATATTCACGGCCTCTATGTTGAACTCTTGAATGAGTAGCAATACTACCCACAGTACACTGACTAATGTATTTAAGATCTGTGCAGGGCGTGTATCTCTACCGTACATTAAAGACAAGATCGCACAAGCCATAGAATATCCCTCATGTTATGCGGTGAAGTATCGTGGTTCGGATGTTAGATTAAACGCCGGAACCACAAAGCGATAGTTTGGCTCTTCGCGATCTGCGCCATCATACGACACGTGTACGCGATACACACCGGAAGGCATAGTTGGCAACGCAGATCCTTCAAACGCGAAGGTATCATCACCGCCGTTATAGATCGCCACCGTATCAAGATTGAATGTCTCCAACACCGTACCGTCCGACGAATCAAGACGTTCAAAGCGTAGTTTTAAGTCGATACTTTGCCATGTTGCGAGGTGACTATCTTCTGCCGGTGTAGTGTGAATAACCATACGACCTGAAGGTGAAGTTGGCATCTCTGCGTCAGTTGCCGTTGCGGTCACTGTAGCGTAGTGTTGTAGAGGGATAACGTAATTCACGGTTTGCGATGTTAAAATAGGCTTGTCAGGCTCATATTCCGAGATCACTTTAGGCGAGGTAAAGGTAACTGTTCGCTCTACTTCGGATAACGCATTGAATGCTTTAATCCCTTTTACCGGGCCATTCGTAGAAAGGCTAAATTCTTTTACCTCATGAAGTTGCATAGCTTCGGCAGAGATAGTGATTTTAGTTTCTTCCGATGATGCTGCGTCTTGTAGCTCCGAAGTAATATTGATCGTGTTTGGACGTGATTCGCCACGCTGTCTTAACACCAATTTCTCAAGACGATAGATTTCATTAGAAGGTGGAATCTTCACAAACGTATATAAGAAGTCTACGAAGTGCGTATCTGTATCTTCGGGAATATCGACCTCTTCTAAAACTAACGACGGTGGTGTTTTTGGCTGTTCATCCGGACGTGGACGAGGTGTAGATGGGCGCACGCCAAGCGTTGCGATGTCGAACTCATATCCGCAACATCCATCTGGTTTGGCTTCAAGGGGATTGAATCCGATAAAGTTGTTTACTACAACACTCATATTTACTCCTGTTTTGAGGTTAAAGAAAAAGTGCCTCCTTTCGAAGGCACCGTATGAACTTAGTTAGGAATTGTATAACCTAAGAAGTTGCCACTTAAGGAGGTTAGCTTAATGACCTGCGTGTCTTCTTTTACAGCGTCGCGACCAATTTCATTGATCACGTCGCGGACACCCAAGTAAACACCATCCGATTTCTTAGATAGAAGATTACCGGCTTCTTGCGAAAGAGAAAGTAACGCCGCCAATGAGGTTGTCGTCTCTTGTCGATTACCCCCGTCCGCGTCAGTAACAACCGCTTTAAGTTCACCGGTCTCTTGATCGAAACTCAGTTCGCTTACGTGTAGGTCAATCCCACTGATAGCGACGAGTTTGTTGCCACGGATAACTACCGTAGTTCCATCTACTTGGACGTTTAATTTACCATTCTCAATCGCCAGTGCTTCACCGGTATCTTGATCGGTAATAATCTTATGTTCAATCATCGTTTATACTCCTTAATCTTCGACAATGACTTGAATGTATTTCGTGTTCACAGAGTCCGTAGATTTCGCATCTGCGGCGACTGTTACACGTCCTGCGGAAATAGCCGTCTTACCTTGCGAAGTCGCTACGTCAGCATAGTTATCCGTACTTGTAAACTCTACAGTCGCAGCGGTACCGGCACGAACCGTGATGATAAGTTTATCGTCTGCGGAGGCAGGGCTAGCTTTACTTATAACAGGTTGAATAACACGACCTCTGTCAATAGTAACGGACGCAGGTATAACCTGCACTCTCTCGAACGAATCGGAGCGAGGCTTATCCTCAGCTTTGTAGGTAATTGCCTTTTTCGTCGTACACCCCGTCGCATTAGTTACGTTGATGGCGCGAGAGACTGTCGGTACGGTAGCAAGTACTTTATAAGTCTGCCATTTACAATTCGTACCGGTAGGGCGGCAACAAAAAGCAAAAATCGCAGTGTCGGCGGTGATCTCAAGTACACCGTTTGCGAAAGTGAAACCGGCGCTCCCTGTTTTCTCTGCATTAGCATCTGTTTTGATGGATACGTTGTTATCATCCCCATATACCATCGCCCCATGCGATGTTGTCCCATTGCTTAGGATTAGACTGTAGAAGCCACTCGTACCGTTCGTCGCATAGCCAATAACGGTCGAAGCACCATCCAACTTAATTCGAAGACCTTTAAGTGTGCGTCTCTCAGCAAACACATTCATCGCTTTGGTCTCTGGGAGGGTAACATACGTCGAACTACTTGAGACTAAAGGAACAGCTTGCACCAACACCGTATTGTGATCTAACTCAGTCGCAGTGATTAACGGACAATCTACGCTAGGAACGTAGGTATCGTCTTTCTTCGTTTGCGCGGAGAGAATCAACGTCGCAGTGTTGTTTTTACCGTCTAAGTCTAAGCTGGTATTAGGGTTCACCGCTGCGGTGAATTGGAATGTACCTGCTTCGCTTGGGACAACTTTAAAGCGAACGGTAAATGTACTACCACTGGCAAGACCTTTAATGTCATAAGACAGTTCCCCGGTCTTGTCGAAAGAATCAACGTCTTGTTTAGCTTCGCGGATGTCTTGGAGGGTATATCCGCCACCGTTAGGCTTGTTGATAACTAAGTTAGTTAAGTCATTTTTACCTTCGCCGGTGTTGGTTACGGTTACAACAACATCGAAGCTATCATCTGTAAATGCTGTAACTTTGTTTGCGGTAATGCCTACCCCGACCTCTTGGAAAATGGACTCAAGCGCAGTTAAGCGAACGCATTGGCCGTCTTGTTTTGCGAGAACTACCGTCCCTTTCTTCCACGCAGCTTCCGGTAATTGGTCGATAGCGTCGCAGTCTAAACCTGCACCGCCACTATTAACCGCTTCGAGCTTATTATCGCTATTCACGCGGATTGTCGTTCCGTCAGCTAAGACATTTACTTTCTTCGCCACTGGGTCGATACCCAAGGCTTCACCTAAGTCGTCACCTGTAACGACTTCTTTTTTAATCGCCATATCTACTCCCTATGGTTGGATCGCACCAACTCTTGCCCCACCGATACTATTTAACTGCTCAAACTTCGCGAGGGCATCTTCCAAAGTCTTAACGCGTGCTTCTAACTCCGCGAGATCCGCAGCCGTTACGACACCTTTAAGTGTAACAAGATCGGTAATAGGATCGACCGAGAAGTTATCCGCACTCAAGTTGATCGTAACCGGATTATTCTTCGTACCGTCGCCTTTGATCGGCAAGTATGTCGAGACACCGGTGCCATCACATGACGCGACTTGCGTACCTTTTGGCAACGCAACTCCCGTACACCCTAGCAAGCCAGGTTGGAGTTCGCCGTCTTTAATCAGTTTATTAATGTAGTTCTCGACCTGGTCTTTCGTCATATAGACCACATCGCCACATCCTCTGCAAGCCATGGTTGCCCCCTATTTTTGCTTAATAGCGCGAACGATTAAGCCAATTACACCAAGCGCAGAGACAAAGTAAGGTTTCCATGCTTCCGGTAACAAGCTCGCGATTGACTGTACATTATCAGAGAGTACAGGAGTTACCGCCACAGCAGACAATACCCACGTACTCCATGATTTTGCGTAGTCTTTAAAGTTGAAAAATTGCATAGCGCAATCTCCTATTCGTAGAACGGCACTTTTTTGCCGTTGATTAACATAAAGCCGGTCGGCTCACCTAAAACTGCACCTACGCCCCCCATAACTGGCGGTAAAACTTCCACGCTCACCGTGGCAGGTGGTGTTGTGGCATTACCATAGGTACTATCTACTCCGTTCTCACAGCATTCGGTTTGGCAATCAAACGCTGCAAAAAGCTCGTCGCTAGGAGTAAATGTTACACAACTTCCAAGAGGGAAACGACGTGGCTTAGTACCACTTAAACCGCGCTCAATCGCGATGTTACCTTGGAAGTTTAAGACTTTTACGACTTCATAGCCGGTCGTGTCTTGGATCAATAATGTCGTCCAATCGTTAGGTGATAGACGATTTAGAATTTCGTTTGGGTTAGAGAGCGGAATAGACTTATCATCCGCCTCCAAGATCGCCGTTAAGTTACCCACATAACCCGGCATTGTCTTTGCGACCATGTTTAGCCTCCGCAGCAATTATCATGTTCAGGGATGATGACATCTGCGACTTGTAGTTTGTCGCGTTTGTCAATTTGGAACTTATACACTTCGCATCCTCTTGATTTCACTGTGGCTACATAGCGACCATTGCAAAGCTCAGAGAATTGGTTATCTATGATAAAACGTACGTTCCCTTCATCGTCGTAATCGAACATATCATACACTAAAGTTAGTGGTGGTTCACGTTTTATCTCTACACGTCGGAACTCTCCGCACGGTGTATAACCATAGCAGTACTCAGGCGGTTTCTCGCACTGTAACGGTGTGATGTGTAACGACAATTCATCGTAGCACAAGTGCGCCCCACTTCTTCGGAGGCGCAACTTTATTTCATTGGTACGGCTATCAGCTCGGTAAATCATTCGATACCCTCTATTTCTCTAATGGACTTGATAAATGTTACGTTGTCATTAAACCGTTTTTCTTGCGACGCTTTCGTATTTGATAGCGCATGGCGGTATTTCGTAATTGACTTAAGCAACTTCATCTCTTTGTCGTCTAACTCATACCCGTTCTTCTTCAACCAAGTAGGCGTTGGGTCGGTGTTATCTTTACCCTTCGCTTTGATTGCGATAGCGGTTAAGTCGCTGTAACGGTCGTTCATGTAAGTCTGCGACATCGCATAGGCGATTTTATCCCAACCTCGCTCTTTACGATAGAAGGAACTTACACCTAGCATGGCCTCCCAAATAGACTGCTTAGGTTCATCTTCAACCACGGCGGTTAGTACTTTTTGGAATACCCCTTTAGTCCAACCGGTAACGAGTACTTTCGTTTCTTCCGGTGTTAGGTTGGCTCTAATCCCCATCAGATCGGCATCGTAAAGTGCAGTCGATATGCGTCCCCATGCAGGGTCGGTTGACTTCTTACCGGTATCAGGCTTGTAGTCCTTAAAGCTCGCGAGTTGTGAGTTAAGGCGGTTGCCGAAGTTATCCAACCCCATCGCCGCTAAAGTTGGATCTTTAAACGGCTCAGGTACAAGTGGGAATAACAACAACGCAGCTTTTTGGAAAGGCGTACTACCATGGGCCACCGGAATAGACACCGGCACGGCGTTATCCGATAAGCTATCAATAATAAAGTCTTTCGCTTGGCTCGCAGACCACGCACCAGTCATCACCTGTACGGCAGATACACCTAGTGCATTTTCTACGTTACCGGCACCATATTCCACTGGGAAACGAATAGCACCGTAGCCACTCTCAGAACATCCGACCACAATCGGTACCTCACGGAGTAATTGGTATGGGTTCATTCCGGAAATTGGGTTGCCTAACTGTTTTCCGTTATCGTCGCAAGCGTAGTCTGCAATCGCTCTCGCAAGTAAATTAAGTGATACCGCGATAGCCACGTTGTTTACCATACGGGCAGTACCTTTAGGCGACCATTTGTAGCCGGGTAAAATACCCAAGAAGCTATCATCAGGGTTATTCGTTTGCTCAAGATAAGCGTGTTGGAAGGCTTTCGCACCTTGCGCAATAGCATTACCGAACATGGTGTAGTTACGGATATAACCCATTAACTTACTGGCACCTCGTTTGTTGAAGTTCATAAAGTGCAAGTTCGCCTCAATCGCCTTTTGTTGATCCATGCCAAACGTTCCGGTAAGCAAGTCGTACATCATTAGCGATGATACTAACTCTTGCGACATTGTCATCGTGGACGCTGTATCGAGAATCGCCTTCGCACCGTCAACTAGGCGTGTAAATTTCTTGCCGGCAGCAAAGCGTAATTTTAAATCCGTACTGGTGTTGATCAAGTCTTCAATCCGCGAAGAAATACCGCCGGACTTGTACATCAGTTCGAGTTTGTCTAGTTCTGCTTGTACGGCGTTACGTTGCGCTGGTAAGTACTTACCTAAAAGTAGTGCTGCTTTCTCTGCGTATGATCCATTGTCAACTAAGCGTTGCGCAAAGAGTAACGCTGCCTTCTCTCTTGCGAACATTTTTAGTGGACTCATGAGCGTCTCTTGTACTTTGTTCTTAGTCAAGAATGCTTGGAGCTTAGTCGCTTTCGCATACGTATCTAATGCTCCGTTCGATTGGAACCATTTTTGCCCCTGTGGCGACATCGCTTTTACAAACGGACTAGTCTCTGTAAAGGCCATTAACTGATTGAGTTTCTCGTTGTAACCTTTGTAGGCGTTGATAACGCTAAACCCAAACGTCGTGGTAAGACCAGCAGATGACAATCGAGTTAAGGAAGACACAAGTGCCGGAATCGCTCTTAACACGAGGTTATCCGATTGCGTAAAGCGAGCAATGTTTTCACCGAATAGCGCACGGTTAGCTTCTTCATTCGCGAAAGATACCTTAACAACTTCTTTTTCGAGTTGACCTTTATTGTTTACCGTGCGCACAACGAGAATACCGTTTTGCTTACTGTATTCAGGCGTATTACGCTTATAAACTTTCACTATATCAGGGTGCGATTTACTCATGTCGAGCATAACTTCACCGACGTGCTTAGCCGCATACTGCTTAGACATTAACTCAATATGCCACGTCAAGTTTTCACTCGCAGTACCACCGTTAAACGCCCGGCCGTTTTGACGACTTGAGTATTCTGCTGCCTCTTGGCGAGAGACAATCTGGTCGATATTGTTCGCGTTCGTTACATCGTAAACATCGTCAATAGCGTTACCTTTACTGTCTTTCGCATTAATGTTATACACGTTGCGAACTTTACCCATGGTACCGGTTTCCCATTCTTCGCTGGTAGCTTGCCCCATGATTTCTTCACCAATTAAGTCCACCGCTTTTTGGTAGATTTCTTGGCTAAGGCTAACGTATTGCTCAGCGATAGGCATAATGCGACCTTTTACCGTGGCCTTCACCTCGCTAGTTTTGTAGCGGTAGTGCGTAACCATTTCGATTTTAGGATCGCCGGTGTTCTCGTCAGTGCCTAAGTAACGGCGCACCGTGTATGGCTCTTTGGTTAGCGATGATACGTCCTCGTCGATGAACCCTTGGTCTTTAAGTTGTTTCAACTTCGCTTCTGCCTCTGCCGTGGTAAAGCCATCATGACCTCGCCAGTTCTTACGGCTAGTATCGTTCTCATTCGCCGGCACCAAGATTTGATCGTCTGACTTGTCGAACATATCTTGGATCTTAACCATTTTCTCTAATTCTTCCGTATAGCGTTTATACTTAGCGACGATATAAGACGGTACGTCTAAGTTCATGATACGGTTGTTTTCCAAGTATTCCTCGTACTCACGCTTTTTATCCAGTAAACCCGGAACATGGCGAATGAATTTGCCATTTTGATCGTAGATGTCATCACCGAAGATGGTGCGTTCCATGTTACGGCGTATCTTTTCGTTACCACCAGTAATAGCACGTAATGAAGACGTTGTGTCTTGGATTAGGTGGTCTATCTGTTTACGGTTCTTACGTTTCGGGAATAAGTCTTTATTCTCCGTTACGAAGTCAAGCATACTACGCTCGAACTCTTTCGCTTTCTTACTGTATTTTCTCGCTACCTGTTGCGCACGGTTCGAGAATGTAGCAACCGCATTAGATAATCTACCACCGTTACCTTCCGGATCGAGGTCGATAATAATCTGCATGGAGTCTTGTACCTGTGTCCACCAGCGTGATAGCAGGCTTTGGCCGGCAGTGGTTGCCTTCGCAGAACGCGAACCATCACGGGACGGAATGGAACCAGTACGGCTAATATCACCACCGACAATGACATCGCGGAAGTCTTTCGCTTTCTCGACTAGCTTATCAGCGATTGAAAATGATACTGCCCTGGCCAAAGCAGAATCCGGTGAGTGCATAAACTCTAACTCAGCCTTAGCTAACTCACGCATTTCTTTACTTGGGACGATTGCCTGTTTAGCTTCATCTAGCAAAGTCAGCACTTGTTTATGCGTAAAGGTCGACTTACCTAGAACTTTTCGTACGATATTCGCCATCGCAGAAAGTGCTTTCTCTACGAAAGATTTAGTCTCGCCACGTAGCTCTCTAGGTACAGAAATGCCGTAGCGTTGTTCAAGCGAAGCTACGTTATTGGATTCTAACGCAGCACCTAATTCAGCGAGGGCTTCTTCAACGGCTTTCTCTTGCGTAATCTCCGTTAACTCATTATCCGCACGGTCGTTTCTGATAGCGTTGGCTAGTGAATTAATGAAAGCGTTATTGCTCACATCACTTAAAACTTTACCCAATTTTTCGCCGTGTTTTACATCGAGGCCTTGGTGAAAGAGTTCATGCCATGCCACCCATGTAGCGCGTTCTTCTGCGGAAAGAGTTTTATCGGCACGGATATTATCAGCGACGATATAGACCTGTTGGTTATCTGCATCATAGAAGCCTTCCACGCCAGCGTTGCGTAGTGTGTTAAATGCACCTTCATTATCGAAGTCTTCTTTAGTTACGAACCGGATATTTTTACTTAAATCACCTAACGCCTTTTCCAAGGTGGAAGACAATTTATCCACAGAAATACCCTCAGCCTTAACGTCTTTCGCAGCCTTACTCCACTTCAACGCAGAACGCTTAAACTGCGCGCGCTTACTGGTGTCTTTAGTAGGCTGTGTTGCTTTACCGTCTTCTTGCGTAAGGACATACACCATCGCTCCGTCTAACTTATCCACCGCCTTATTGTAAAATGCAGTAGGAATGTTAATGCAACCATGCGATAAGAAATTGTCGCTTGCTGTCGCAGAATCTATCGCAGCTTTTCGTTCAGGTAAATTCACAACACGATGCATAGCGATAACTCGTCCGTCCGAACTACGCGCTTTCTTACCCGTTTCTTTGTCGGTCAAGTCTAATACGCTGTCCCCAAATACACGGCGATCTGTTGCGGTTAGTTGTTTAGTATCCACTTTGTGAAGTTGGAATCTACCGCTTGGCGTATTACCGAACGCATTTGAATCACCTTTGTTCTTACCAAAGATTGCGTTTTGTGAATCAAGTACTTTACCTTCTGTGCTAACGACTAAAATCTTACCGTTTTCTTTATCTGCGACAACGAATGATTTACCGCCGTGGTCTTTGTTGGCCACAACCCAATTAATAGTATCGCTGGCTTTTTGCGATGCACCTTCGATTTTCTGCGACTGGGTAAATGTACCATATCCTGTATGCGCATGAGCGTCTTGTGGGATAGTCATTGACCCAACGGCAACCACGGCAATAACGGACGCCAATACTTTATTCAGGTAGTCTAAGAATTTACGGAGTAAAGATTGTGGGTCTACACTCTCACGTACTTCACGATCTGTTGCCATTCCAGCGAGGTCTTGGTTAGAGGCACGCTCTTGCCCTAAGACTTTCGCAGCCTCCTCACGGATTTCTTTAGCTTTGCCACGGAACTGATTACGGCGAAGTGAATTTTTAACCGCCTCTTCTTGCGTATTCACTTTATCCGTTTCAACGGCTTGCGCATGAGCGAGAGTTTCGGTAGCAACCGCTTGGTAAGATTCGTCCTCTACTAACTGATCAAAGAACTCCTCCGTAGTGGTGTACACTGGATTGCCTTTAAAGTCGAAGCCCAATAAGCCATCTTTTGTACCCTCAAAATCCTTATGCGTAGGGTTATTCTTGTGGAACTTAATATACCCACGTTTAGCCACCTCAAAGCTAGAATCTCTCGCTTGTGGCGTAGCACGGAAGAAGGCCTGTCTAATGTCGTCTTCACGGTCAGGATGTTGCTTAAGTAAGCGATGTGCGACTGCTTGATTTTGACGTAGATCAACATTTTTAAACTCTTTTGTGAATTCATTGGTGGTATTGATCTGCTCTTTCTCAGTTGCTACCGCATCGTTAATCGCAGCCTCTTTCGCATTACTTTTCTTCACCGTTTCTTCATACGGCGTAGAAATCGCTTTCTCAAATTCTTTACGAGTTTGTTCTCTACGCTCAGCTCGTTTTTCATCTTCGATATGCGAATAACGCTCAAACTCGCTGTCATCTAACTTGTCCACGAGTTTATGGATTGCGCTTCTTACTTGTAAGTCACGAGTTAAACCTTTCTCCCGTGCCTCGTCTCTGATAGCTGATATCTGATCCGCAGTTGGTGTTCCTTTGAGTTGTTTAATTTTATTTAATAACTCAGCTTTCGCAGGATCGACTTCGTCTTTTTTAGAGTTATCAGTTTTATGTTCCTCACCTTGTGGGGATGAAGCATGGGCTGGCTTACGTTTCTGACTAACACCTGTTCTTGTGTCTAACTCTTCGTCGCCGGTTAATATGCCACCCATCTGCGCTAAAGTAGCTTCGGGTACAGGTTTGCGTACAGGACGTGCGAGAGGTACTTTGTCTTTTATGTCTGCATAGCTTTTAGCCGTGTCGCTAGTTCTAACAGATCTATTTTTAGCCGGCACTTCTACCCAATGTGAGACGATGTCAGGCGAAAGCATAAGAGTGTCAGCGAGGGTGCCGTCTTGCATATTCTCCACGTTATGGCGACTGCCTTTACCACCATATCCACCCATATCCGTGTAACTCTTAACCATAACCGCATTATATGGCACACCGTTTTCATCTGTTACACCGTTCGCGATTACATACCCTAATAAGGCATCTGTCGCACGTTTAGATCTGGCGGTTAAGTCAGCTTTAGCGTCAGGGCCATAGAGGAGGTCATTCACCTTTTTCTTGACCTCTTCCGGTATTGCAACACGAGGGAGAGCGTCCCAGTTCAGGTTTTTGCCATCAATGACTAGTGGGTTAAGCGTTACACCCTCTTTCAACACCGGTCTAACAAACGTCCCATCACCATACATATCGTTAATCGTTTGCGAATTTGAGAGGAACACGCCACGTAGATTGAGACTACCATCGAATAATTGACCTTTACGTACGGCTGAGATGAAGTCTCCATCTCGTAATTGATCCGAAATAGATTTCAGTAAGCGTTTATAGTAAGGAGTAGGGGTCTCACGTTTTACAGGTGTAGTTAAGGCTTTCGCTTCTTCCGATGTATGCGCCGTTGCTGCTACTGCTTCTGTCGCGTTATACAACTCAGTTTTCACGTCGTCAGGAAGATCTACCCAAGTCGCTCTATCTTTTGCTTGTGGATATTGCTCTTGAATTTCATCAATGCGCTTACGCAGGGCATTAACACCACCGTGGCGAGCTGCATACGCACGTTTGCTATCTAGTGTTTCTCCCACGCTATCGCTTTGCGCGCGTTGCTGTACTCCGCCGTCTGCGCTTTCTTCGACAACAGTTTGCGTTGGTTCTCCACCTTGTTGGCCTCCGTCTTGCCCCAGTTCTCCACGTTCTCCTCGTGTTGGGTCTGTTTCTCCGGTGCGTCCGTCAGCCCCAGTTGTATCGCTCGCTGGCGCGTTATCGTGCGGTTGTTCAATAAGATCCGCAGAAGCCCCCGTGTCGGACTGGCGATGTCCTTCGGCAACGGTTTCGGTTTGAGCTGGCGGAACTGATTCACTAGTTTGAGTACTGCGTTCTTCTCCGCTTCCGTTAGGCTCAGTAGATCCTTGTTCGACAAGTTGCCCGTTAGCATCTGCCGCGCCATCTCGATTATTTGCTCGATCTTCATTAAACTCTCCTCGCTCCCAAGCGTTGAGAGCCTCAATAAAGTAATTGTTGCCGTCTTTGTCGGAGAATTGGTCTTCGATCTCTTGAAGACGGCTTCGTTGGTCGTCGTTTAGCGCATAGTCAGGCTTAACAGCGAGTGTATGCCATTCGCTAAACAAAGCATTTTTCTCCGCATTAGATAGCTCGCCGGCCGGAGATTCAGTCTCCCAAGCGTTGCCTTTCTTATTTCGTTTAGCTTTTTCTTTAATAGAGTCGAAAGTTTTCTGCGCTTGTGTTACAGGTTCTACTACCTCAGCGTCCTCGATTTTTTCTTCTTTCGTAGGGTTAGCTGTTTCTTTCTTCGACGGAGGAGCTTTATCCTCCGTATTGGATTCAATGACCTCAGTTGGCTCTACTACTTTCGTACCTCCCTCGGTTGTAGCGGTAGTCTGCTCTCGCTGTTTAGCGACATATTCTTCAACGTTATCACCTACTTTACTCATATTCGCTGCGTCTTTACTTACAGCAATGGTGTTCGGAATATTCTCTAAAGCGGCAATCGCCATGATAAACGATTGTCCTACCCCTTCCGTGAGTGGCTTGTTCAAAGCGATATTTGACGCCATTTGTCCGAAGGCTTCTTCCCATCCTTCGCCTGTGAGTTTAAGTGCGGTTGCACCGGTAATACCCAGCGCTTTTGTTACAACGTCTCTTTTAGCAACAGCGGTACCAGCCTCTTTAGCTTGGCGAATAATCTCGCCACTAATTTTGGCTTTATCCATCAGCTTAGATGTTAAAACACCCACGCCCTTAGCCGTTAAGGCTTCAGTTGCCATAATAGCCGAAGCACTCTTAAGACCATCGTCAATCGCTCCACCTAAGTCAGATCCATACTTGTTGACTAAGGTCTTAAACTCCGCGTCCGTAATACCTGCCAAGTCTGATTTACCGAACTCTTTTTGGTATGCCTTTGTCAACGCTTCCGTAAATTGACCCTGCACTTCCGCCGGTACGTTTCCTAGGCTAGAGATGACTTGATAAGCCATCGGACTTTTAAGGGCTGCACCTGCGAGAATACCGACCGCTTGCGGAACAGCATTCTGCCCCGTACTGTATGCGCCAACACGAATACCAGCTCCAGGGTCGTTAGCAAATGCCTTAATCGTACCCCACAGTCCTTCCGCCGCTTGTTTATTAAAATCCTCTTGTCGTTCATCTTCGCCTACATAGCGACTGTGTTTATTAGCATTGACCGTGTTTTGTAGCGCAATTCCGCGTGCCGTATTTAACACATCGCCTACGGTTCCATCTACCTTCCGGTTTAATGCAACGTCAGTTCTACGCGCACTGAGTTCTTTATCGTACTCCGCTAACTTCTCTTGATCTTCTTTAGGCAAAGCGTTATACGCCATCGTTCTTAAGTCAGCTCCATTGACTTGCGCCAGCTCACCAGTCTCGGCGCTTTTTGTTACGTAGTCACTAATATAGCGCGCCATTGCAGCGTCGATCCGCTTTTTATCTGCGGATAGCTGTGGTTTATGCGCTTCGATCTCTTTATCGAGATCGCTATCAGAAACAGCGAGGTGACTTAAACCGGTGGCGGAAGCCACGGCAACACCCGAATCGAAAGCGTCTTTACCTTTGCCAAGTGTCTCTAAGAACGATCCAAGTCCTAGGAAATCATCTTCTTTAAGCGTCTCAGGTAGATCTTCAATCTCTTTTATCTGCTTACCAAGCACGTCTTTCTTGCTACCGTCCGGTAAATCGTCATGGTATTTTTTAAGGCTACTTAACCATTGTTGTTGCACCGCGTGTTTTTCCCACGGCTTTAATCCGTCTTGACGAATACGTTCATTCAACTGCGTATAGTTAAGGGCGTTTCTACCGGTAGAGGGGTCGATGCCATAGCGTGAGTTCGCACTCGAAATGAAAGAAGAATTACTCTTATCGAACTCCGCCATTTCATCTACGGCTAATTTCTGCGTAGAAGGCTCAGCCGAAGGTGCTACATTCGTTTGTGAATTTTCAATGGGTGGTAATACAGAACTACCGCTAGGCTGTTCAGGCGTAGCGGGAGGAGTGGAGAAATCGACTTTGCCGAAGTCGAATTTATTTAAATTTAGTGCCATGATTAACTTCCTCTAATCATTCTTCTTAATGGCTCGTCGAGTTCAGTTGGGTACTGGTCTCGTTTATTTTGCTCGAAGTTAATGTCAAAGTTGTGAGGTTTTACTAACGTCCCTAACTGCGCCAGTCTATCTTTCTGCTCAGGCGAATAGTTTGGGTTATTCGCCACATTAATAAGGTAGTCCTGCTCTTGTGCGCTCTCAGGGATAATCTGCTCACCAGTCGAGAGCTGTGCTACCGCTTCCGGAATAAACCCCAAACTTTTACGGCTAACGTCAGCAAGCTGTGTAACACGTTCGCTGTCTTCGCTACGTCCTCGATCTTCGCTACGCTCTCCATGACCGGTGGTGTTTGCGAAGTTGACGTCTTGTTCACCACCGGTGTCGTTTTTGGGTTTTGTGGTTCTTCCACTGTGGCATATTGATTCCCTTCCTCCGGTGCGTCACCTAAGTGGCGTTGGATAGAGCTATTCACGAATTCAGTGCTGCGTGTTTTTTGAGAATATGGTGAACCAGGTAAGCTCGCCCATGTTCTGTTAGACTTCGCCACGGCTTTGTTAAAATCGCCGGATAAAATCTCTTTAAGCGCACCATTTTGCGATAACAACGATACGGCTGCTAAGTCTTGTGATTCCGGTGAGAAATCCTTAAGTCCTAACTTCTTAGCCTCGTCTTTCCATGTACGCTCAAGGAATTGATACGCACCAGTGGCGGTGGAGCTATTATTCTTCCCGTCAGTTTGCTTGAAACCCCATTTGTGGAAGGTAGGCTTATCCAATGATTCAAGTTGGTTCTTATGGCTACCACCATATACGCGGTATGGGTCAGTACCTTTGGATGTACCTTCCGCATCACGAATCATCGCCAAGAAGGCTTGTACCCGTGGATCGTCCAAGTGTTTTTCTAATTCAGCTCTTGTAGCCATCTTCTATCTCCCTAGTGGATTTTCATTTTGGTTTGTGGTTGTGTTTGGATCTGAAAGACCTGCTTCCTGTAAGATCTGCTCTCTTGTGTAACCCACAGGGAACTCCCATTTTTCACCATTTGCGAAATACAAGGTGCGCCCAATTAGCCCCACGTTCTCGTTAATGTTTTCGCCATTACCCTTGTTGATAAACTGTTGTAAGTTTTCACTGTCGCCGAGCTTAAAGCTATTTACCTTGTAGGATTCCTGCTTATTCGTCGCTTTCGATTGACCTTTAGATCCTGTAGCTCCAACGGAATAAGCCTCCATGTCAGTTTGCGCTTTTAGCATGGCTTCTTGCGCAGCCGTTAAGCCGGCTTTAGCATCATCGACTTGTGATTGCGCCTGCTGGATAATGCTTTGTTTATACGCGTCCAAACTTTCACGGTATTTCTGCGCATTCGCCGGTAACTTCGCTTCCGCAATAATTTCTTCCGGTGGACGTTTATCACCGGCTTGTTGGCGACTTGCTACGTACGCAGAAGTAAACGCTTTGTCCCAAGCTTCCGGTGTCATGCTTTGTGCTTGGACTAAGTCATTATTCGCGATGTCGAACCCTTGTTGCGCAGTAAACACCGAATTACGTGCTTCGCCAAACGCTCGCGTAGCTTCCTGCAAGCCTTCCATATTATCGTTTCGGTTACGATTAAAGCGGATAGTTTCTTCCGTATTTTGGTTAGCTAACCCTTGTGCTTGCGCTTTGTCAGACCATGCTTGGTTAGCTTGATCCACGTTATCTAGCTGATAGCCGGAGGTGTTCGCATCATAACCTGCTTTGTTTTCTGCTGCGGCTGTATTGGCAAAAACGATGTTAGCATTGGACTGCCCTAACTCGTCAGCTTTACTATTAAGACGAGCATTTTGCGCAAATGTAATATTAGCATCGCGTACCGCGTTATCGATCTTGGCAGAATCACCAACAAAACTTAACGCCTCTTTACGCGCACCTTGCGCCATCTCGTTTTGTAAACCGTAGTTCTTGGCAACACGCTCAACATCTAACTGATTCAACGCACTATTCGCAGCGTCCGCTTCTGTTGCGAAATTGAAATTGTCGATATAGTCCCGATAAGCGTCACGTCGCCCTTGGCGAAAGCCACTATTAACAACGTCTCCTCGATAACCACCGCGAGTGGGTGAAACAATGAACATATAAAAGTCTCCTAATAAGTCCGTGAAGTCTTAGGCGTTGTATTCACCGCCACCTTCGTACTTGGTCGGTATATTGTACCGTAACTACCACCACTTGGCGAATATTGTGGGCGTGTAGGTGCGGAGATTAATCCACCGATAGTGTACGCTGCGGTTCCTAACAAACTAGACAACGCTGCGCCTGGGTCAGCTCCGAATGAAGCAAACGCCTTCGCCGCAGCATTCGCACCTTCCAAACCCTGCCCGGCCAAACCACGTCCTGCTTGAACCATCGCAAGTCGAGCTTGTAACCACTTATTCTCCATCCGATCCGCACGAGAATTTTCATACTTAACCGCACTATTCATTCCGGCTGAAATCAATTTAGCTTCCGTAGAAATAAGTTCGTTCAACGCTGAGCGTGTTGCGCCTGTACAATACTGGCTAGCACACATTAAGACCTCACGTCGCTTACCTACCATTTGAAGACGAGCTGTCGCCATCATACGACCACCAGTGGCCTTGTACTGCGGTTTATACGGAGATGCGAAATAGCCATTAATCTGCCCGCCCAATGCGGTCTCATGCGGTTGGAACTGAGCCTTGTATCGGTCGTACATACTCTCAGCGATTTTTAGCTGACGATTCGCTAAGTCGAACGTTCGATCCGCAATCTCTTTTTGTTGCTTGTACTGCTCAGTCAACGCCCAAAGCTGAATCCCATTGAGCGCGAACATGATTGTGGATTTCCACCACGCCGTATCTTCGGTATAGACCTCCCAATAGAACTTCTGCCACTCCTTTTCTTCCTCACGGCGAGCTTTTTCCGCTGCTTCAAACTCTTTGGCCCATGCTTCATGATTACTCTTAATTTGGTCTAAGTGATGATCTATCTGCTTGATCATCTCCTTACCTTGAGCGGAGGCGAGTTCTTTATAGTTATCTAATCTCATTTAGAAACTCCGTGTAACGCTTTTTGAACCCTTAGTCGGTTGAATATCACCGGACTGTCTAATGCCACCTAAGAATGGGGCGTATGGTAGAGGGCCTTGTTGCGCCATCTTACCTAAAGTTCCATCTGGCGAAACAGGGGAACTAATCATTTGACCTACGGTATTAGAAAGCGTACCAAGCAATGTACTCAACGCAGCGCCAGGGTCAGCTCCGAATGAACTAAAGGTACCAAACGCAGACATAATACCCTGCTGACCTTGTTGTGACGCATTACGACCAACCTGAATCCACTTGATCCGTAACTCAAGCCACATATTATCCTTAGCCTCTTTGCGTGCTTCGGCATATCTATAGGCATGATTTTTTGCATTCCCTTCCGTCAGCGCACGCTCAATCGCAAGCCCACGACGGTCGAAGTCCGATATACGTTCGCAATTACTACTGCTACATCGTTCAGCGAGGGCTAATGTTTGATCAAACGCTCTACGAACATTCTCACCAAACATTCCCCCCGTACCTGTATAATCAGCACAAGTCGTAGATCCTGCAAGTTGCGCACTCATAGCATCTTCTTGCGGTTTGTAAACGGCGTTGTAAAAATCAAATAGCTCCTCCGCAATCTTTTGTTGCCGGTCTGCGACTTCATAAGTGCGGTCGGCAAGTTCTTTTTGCTGGAGGAACTGTTTCGTCAAGGCCCATAGCTGAATACCGTTGAGCGCAAAGAGAATAGTTTTCTTCCACCAAGCGTTATCCTCTTTGTAAACCTTTTGGTAATATTCTCTCCATAACTTCGATTCTTTTACACGTTGCTCCTCAGCGGATTTAAACAATGCGCTCCAAGCGGCGTGATTCTTCTCAGCCCACGAAAAGTAATAATCCCATCCGGCATTAAGCGAGCCGGGTATCTGCTCAGCGGTAAATTCAGCCATCTTATAACTCCATACGAATAATCTTCGCTACTTCTTCTCCGGCTAAGGTGAACGGTTTACCTGTTAAGACGACCACGTCTATATAGGCAAAATTACGCGCACGATAGATGACTTTCATATAGTCCACCATGCGTTTGAATTCACCCTTGCCACGGTATTCAGGGTCGATGTATGCGGTCATTAACTTAACCATTCGCTCCCCTTTCCCTTCGTGGAATAAGAGCTGGTTCATCGCTAACCCAATGCGTTCGCCTTCATCGTTAAGTAACTCAACAAAGTCTAAACTCGCGGAATGCCACATCATAACTAACATCTCATTCGGCAATGAGGTGGAATCAGATCCGTCCATTTCAGCGAAACTTTTATCGATGAACGGTCGCATTTTAATGACCTGTTCTAAAGTTTCTTCCGGTGTAGAGGGGAATTTTACTGTTTGAATCTTCATACTGTGCCTAACTCATGATAACTGGTAGAGACTTCTACCTGATAAACTTCTGCCGTGCCAGTGAGTTCGACTTGGAACTCTACATCACGGCGACCAGAAGGAAGTCTAAATTTCTCCGTCTTTAAAGGGCTGTACTCCTTGATCGGAATACCATCACCGGTGAGTTTAAACTTCACATCTCCACCATTGTAGCGACTTACTTTCGCTCCAGCAAAATTAACTTGCGTAGGTGATACCTCAACCTTCCCTCGCCATACATACGGGCGTAATTTATCCCCAACATTCCAGCGATAAACACCGTCTTTATATACGAGATAGAGTTCTTCATCTGCGCTGAATGCGTATAATGGGCGGTCTGAGAGTTGTACCAACTTACTATGTTGCCAGTCAGCTAAGCTGATATTGAATTGTAAGCAGTAAGCAGCCACATCACTAAAGAAATAAACACCATCTCGATGATACGCTACGCTCATACGATCAGGGTGTAACGCTCGCCAGTCGTCTTGTGCGAAGTAAGGCGATGTGATGTTTTGCGCTGACTTGCCGTCCGTTAGGATCAACCCCTCCGCGGTTACAAAGACAACACCCTTCGGTGTCTTAGTATAACCGTGTCCTCCACAACAACTTAGCAATGGGTAGTTCTCTAAGGTCTTATGTACTTGTCGGCACCCTACCGTCTTACAGTCGGCAATAGGCTCTACCAAATACACCGCACCGCACGTCAGTACAATGACGTTATTCTCAAACTCAACGAGGGCTTTTATATTGTCATGCACCGTTAATTCGTCTGCATCTTCCCATACGTGTGGGTAATGCGGTAGCGAAAAGCGGATGCGTTTGCCGTAGAATCCGGCCAACTGTGTACCGCCTACGGTGATAACGCCTTCTAATTCTTTCGGTGGCGGTAAGTAATCCTTCGTCTCAAGTACGCTACCTAACTCATAATCACGCTTGCTGTCTAAGTAAGTGGAATCGTTGACGGGTATTTCCGCGACGAGGAAGAACTCGCTCACATCGCTTTTCTCCCCGATCATGACGCTCTCTAAATTAATGGCCTCTGCGTCAAAACCACTCACTAAGCGATAAATTCTTATTTTCTCCACGCCATATTCCGGTGGTGGCGTCTCAAAACCGGACAAGATAGCTGTTCCACCATCATCAATGTCCACGACCTCACTTGGAAGACTTGGTGCGCCTTCATCGCAACAACTATTCACATAGGTGTAAACATAAGTTCGAGCCGTACGGTCGTAATCAATCCCATCAATGAAATTAGATGCTCCGCAAGACGGTTTCTTTAAATCCGTCATTACCTCTACATTAGGCGCAGACATTGGTGTAGGAACGCCTAAACGGATCCACTTCGGTTCACATTCGTCAGAACACGCAGTAGCCGGATAATCAAAAAGTCCGGTAACGACTTGTCGTTGGCAGCTCGTATTAAGGCGCGTGAAATCAACACATTTATCGAACTCTTTCCAACAACATCCATCGTAAAACACGGACTTCGTTGATTTTTTAAGACTGTGGCATAACTTCGTTTCTCTAAACGGTTTTAACGTTCCATGCCACAAGTTTACATCCAAAGCTAACTCTGCGTATTCGCCACCAATCAAGTGCCGGTCATATCGTGGAACCATACCCTTGAAGTCGCGATACAACAGATTCATTATTTATCCTCCTAGGATTGCTTTTAACTTCGCTTTCAACTTTTCGCTATTTGCGATTTTATCAAGTAAGGCTTCTACTTCTGTCGTGTCGTCATGCTCACAACACGCTTGCGGTGTATATTGTGGTAAAGGAGCCGTACCAGCTTCGATAATACACCCGTTTTCATCTAACGTAATAGAGGTGTATGTACCGGCTGGAATTGGATTCTTACGGTTAAGTAAAGATAGGCACTTACCATCATATACCAAAGACTTATTTCCTACACAGATAGAAAACGATTTACACGCTTTCGGCTTATCTACCGTGGTATTTTTACAAGGCTTACACTCAGCCATACAACCCTCCGGATTTCATTCGTATTTTACCCCGTTTAGTGCCAAGGATTCGATCTGCGCTCGCTTGATATAATCCTTGCTGATACTGTTTAGCGTGTAACATCGATAGCTGTATATCAAACCATCGTGCCTGTTTAATCTGATACAACATAGCGAGGGCTTTATCTACAATCACCTCACGGTAACGCTCATAAATAAGGGCATCTACTTCGCAACAGTCTTGCTTAGGTGCTACGGCCACAACGACCCTCACCCGTTCCCCACTCTCGACTGGTGTAGGGCTAATCTTAAGATTATTTGGTGGCACAAACCATACGTTGCGACCGTAGCAATTCGGTTTGGTACAAGGCTCCTCTTTCAAGATCTCATACCCACAAACTTCTCTAATACTTACAACTCGCTCACAGTCGTCAATATCTAGCAGATATTCGTCCGCGCAAGCAATAAGCTCAACTTCGGTCGTACGTTTAAGAATCTGCGATTTTACGCAAAAGTCGATTACGGCTTTACGCACATAATCTTCCGCCATCGGTTGCTCAATCCCGTCCAGCAACATGATTTCATCAATAAAATACGACAACGGTACAGTGGTGCTAATATCACGCATAGTATCTACCTCGCGCACCTAATTGATATTTAGCTATCTCTCTCGCTACTAATTGACGTAGTTCTTTCGGTACGCCTGTAAGATTGTAATTAGATTCTTTATCGACTTCGACTTTCGCCTCGATAAGTTTCAAGAATAAGTTAAGGTGCTGCGTAGCTAACGTATTGGACGACTGGCTTTCTTCATCTACCATTAAAGCTCTAAAAAGTACCCAGTGTACGCCTAACGTAACGTCAGCACAGTTAGACTGCTCAACGTCAGCACCTAAATCGTTTATTTCGAACTTAACTGGCGGTGTTTCACAAACAAATTTTAAGTAAACATCTACGCCGTATGGTACAGCCGGTTTCACGAAGACAGATCCATCCTTATCGGTAGCGATATTATACTTCGTTAGTTTAAAATCACGGCTATGTTGGAATGTAGAACATTGACGTGGGCGAAAGCCACCCCATTTGAGTTGCTTATCGCCCTTGTTTTGTTCGATTTCGTAGAGGACATGACCTTCTTCATCACATACGCCAACGACTGAGAGAACACGCTCACACCCTTTAAACTCTTGGTTTATACCCGGTGTCAATTTCGCTACACGCGTTTTCTTAAACTTACTCGGATTAAGCGTGTACATGACGCACATCGCCTCATTCCAATAGTCAAGCAACTGACGTTGACTCCAACGCTGATATTGCTTAGCCGGAATACCGTCCGTGTAATCGTTTAAGTCGCGTGCTACGCCTTCAATCAAGTCGTTGATCGTAGTCATTATTGATCTAAGTCCTCTAAATCTGCGGTCGCACTTTCTTGCGATGCTTTTTTAACTTTCTTCGGCGGAGATTTACGTTTAGTTTCAGCTTCTTCTACCGCCTTATCTTCACCATTCTCTTCCGCTAACACTTCTTTAGCCTGTCCTTTCGCTAAGGCATCAATCTGCGCTTGGAGTTCAGCCACTTTTTTAGCGTGGGCCTCTTCTTTTTCCTCGAGCTGTTGACGTGCGATTTCTAAGTTTCGTGCGTTAGCCTCAGCAATTTTCTCAGCTTCGTGCGCTTGCTTTTCAGCTTCGACTTTTTCTTGTTCTGCTCTGATTCGCGCTGCTTCTTCCGCTTGAGCATTTTGTTGCGCGATTTCCAAGCGACGATTCAATTCAATTTGTTTCTGATCATCGGCGAATCGTTCAGGTTCATCCGGATCATACGCCGCAACTAAGTCGCCACGTGCGGCTAACTCCGGCGTCCATAAATAAATATTACCAGCTGCGTCACGTAAATAAGGTGCTTTCGCTGCGCGCGGAGGAGCTACAACGTTTTCGGTTGGGTTTGCGGTGGAACTAAATTGTGCCATATTTTTCTCCAATATAATTAGATTAAAAGCGCGGATATTTCACCACGCTTTTTGTGCTTCAATTACAAGTGCATCGGTACTTCGTAGTCGAACACGTGCGCTGATACTTCTACGCGACTTGTGACGTCAGCGATAGAAGTGAATTTATCAGTCGGTAGCCCTTCTACTTTCAATACCAACTTCACGGCTTTACCGGTCGGGACGAAGTAACCACCGTTAGCCGGTTTCACCGCCGTACGTTTCATCATTTGAGAATTCGCCGCAATGCCAGTCATAGGATCTACTAAATCGACATCACCTTCATGCGCCAATGTTTTAGCGTCAATAATATGAGCTTCTAAAGTAAATACCAAACCGTCACTGTTCGGTGGTAAGAAGTAACCACGTTCGTGTTGCATTGGAATAACCAACGCTGCGACATCAATAACAGTATGATGCTCAGGAATCACGAACAAGTCTAAGTAATCACCTACCTTAACATTCGCTTTACGTAAAGCTTCTGCCTGGCCAATACTATTCAGTGGGTTGAACGACGCACCGGCAGTAAAAAAGCCGTGCATATATTCACCAGCGATACGAAATGCCGGACGATTAATGTTTTCACCATATACTTGGTGTGGAGCTAAGTAGTTACTTTCATAACGGTATGCACCACCACGAGCTAAATTAATGTTTGCCATGATTTTTACCTACCTTATTCAAAAGTCCAATACGCTACGGCGATTGCATCGTTGAAGATCGCTTTACCACCCCAAATAGCTGCCATTTGATATTGGAAGCCGAAGTAGTCTTTATCTTCGATAATGCGTCCTTCCGTAATGTCGCCATAAAAGGCATATGCGTCTTTACGGAACGCTAAGATGTAGTACACCTGTTTGTTCACTGCGGTGTCATAACCACCTGGTGTGCGCATAGATTCAATCGTACGGAAACCGGCTAATTGGCCTGGGAATTCACCGGACAACAACATAGACGGCTCTTTACAGCAACCGATGTCCGCTGCCAAGCGATATTCAGATTGAATTAATACGTTGCCGAATTCCGGTGGAACAATCAAGAACATTTGGTTGTTTTCCCAACGGCTACGGTGTACTAAGACTTGGCGTAAGTTCAACAATTCAGTCGGTAAATTCGCCGGCGTAATACGCACCGGTTTACCAACGGTACCTAAGTTGATCGAACGATGACGACCTGCATTTGCACCTTTGTTATTTGGGTGAGCTTCAAGCACCATACCGGTTAGTACGAAGGCGTGCCACATACCGGACAATTCTTTGTAGCATGAATCTAAGAACGCATCCTCGAACATACTCCAGTATTCACACATATTGCGACGTGTGTTGTTGTCAAACTTCAATGCTTTGTATGCTTGGTGGCATAAACGCATTTGGATGGAAGTTAAAGACACTTCATCAGGTTTGATTACTTGGTTGTCTTCGTAGTTCTTCCACGCACCGACATCCGGTTGCAATAAGAATTCTACGACTTGGTTACAGTCAAATGCTTGGGAAACGATGTTAGTATTGACGATCTCGCCAATAATATCTTTCTCCCAACCACGGGCAATAATTTGGCTATGATACCCTTTCGTAGCGAGGGGAGTATCCATGATACTACCATAACCGGACGCGGAACCTAAACCATTAAGATTCGACATCATTCTCTCCTATTTTATTTTTGAACGCTGCGACGCTTCGCGTCCAGTTTCGCTCGATACTCGCTGTATTGCTGCATCGTAATAAGTCGTCGTTGACGTTTACGTAGCATCTCTACAGCTTCCTCATTGGTGAACGTAAACCCTTCCTCCTTCTCGGCAGGAGTGGTTTTACCTACACCGTTTGTTGCACCTACATCTGCGATTGCATTTGCTACCGGTGCCTTACCGCTGATGAACGCTTTAACTTCATCCACGATAAAATCTGCATTGCCACTTTCCAGTGCGTCTTGGAGAGCATGACCGTAAGTGGACTTAAATGGATAACGGCTATCCGGTTCAGATAATTTTTTCTGAAATTCTTCAGAGTTAAAGATAACACCGAAATCCGGAATAGCTTTAAAAATCTTATTCTGCGTTTCGTTCTTTAACGCAAGTTTGCGTTCTTCCGCAGTCGGTTCACGTGTACGTTGTTCTGTCTGAGACAATCGTTCTTCTAAGTTAAGTACGCGGTCATAGACCGGCTTAACAAACGTATCACGAATTTCAATTAACACATCATCATCTACGTTTTCACTGTTAAAGCCTTTACGCTCTAGCAGCTCACGGACTGCATCCGCTTGTTGAGCCTGTGTTTGCGTTGATATCTGACTACGTAGATTACTTAATTCTTGCTCCAACTCAAGCTCTCGTGCGGAAGGAGCTGTATTTTTGTTACCGTTAGCGACCTGCGCTTCTAGCTCAGCGTTACGCTTACGATATAGCTCTAGGAGCTTATTAGGATCTTCCCCTACACCGTTATCATTCGTAGCGGTTGTATTGTTTTCAGTGTTGGTACTGTCTCCAACAATAACGGTATTAGGTGCTTTAACCTCACCCGCAACAGGTGGTTCTTGTGGGGGAGTTGTTTGATCTACACGTTTGCTTGTAGATCCATCAGCATTAAATACAATGCCGTTAGCCTCTAACTGAGCGCGCGCTTGATCTGCGAATGGATGTTTAGCCATAAACTTGTGCCTTATTTATTGACTGTTTTAATCACCGCAATTAAATCATCGATGATCTGTTCTTGACCCTTCAACTGTAGGGCCATCGCTCTCGCAGGTTGCTCATTTGTAATAGCATAAGCCTGAGCTGAACGAACCTGCTCCTTACTTACAAACTCTTTTGCTAAAGTTAGTAAGTTTACAAACTCAGCACACGTTGAAGGGTCACTGAACACTTTATACAGTGTGCGAGCTTGTAAATCCGTTGGTACGAATGCACCAAATTTAATCTTAGCCACGAATCGGATTCTTCGGACTTAATTTCTTTTGATTCATACCACGTTGGTCTTTAAGCATTGCTTTGTTACCAACTAAATCCGCATCAGTTTTCACTTTGCGTTGTGTACCCGTACGGGTATCTTTCATCATAATATCAGATGGAATACCCGCCATTTTTCCGCATTTCGCACATCTTGCCATTTTTCTACTCTCCGTGGAATAAAGGTCTTGGAAGTAACTGAGCTTGCGCCACGGTTAGTTCTTCTACACGCATAATTGCTGAACCAATCATAGTTTCATCGCATAGCTCAAACATATAATAGCCAGGAACAGATAGCACCGTGAGATTGTTATTCGGTGTATGCGTCCACAGCTCACCACATTGTACCACAGGTTCAGAGGATACGATCTGCGATTCGACTGAATCTAACACGCACCCTTCGCAATCCACGCACCCGTCACGATGTGGGATCTTACCACCTACAATGTCAATCTTATGTAATACGGCGCAGTCGCCTTCGCGTGTTACATCACCGTATTTATCCGTTTCGGCGCAACGAAAATTAAAGGACGAAATTACCACGACATATCCCGGTGTAACCATGAACACTTTAGAGAACTTCGTTGTCTGCTTTTGATCTACAATTTCAATCGCCATGATTATCTCCTATCGTGGATCCATCGGGTCATTAGGGCCGTCCGGGGCTATCGGGTTAGGTTTACGTGGAGGAGTATTCGGGTCAAACGGTACCACTTCCTCTTTCATAATAATTTCAAAGTTATCACGAGAATCTCCTGTGAAAATATTAGAAGGGTTAGAAGCATTAGAAGAATTAAACGTTGTTGAGACCAACGTATAACCTTGATTCTGCAATTCTAACAAGACTTCGTCATATCTTGTTCTTGGTACAGGCTTCCCTATAATTCCCATTACGCTAAATTCTTTTAGAATTTGTCTTGTGTCTTGTTTAATGAATTTGAAATTAGCCGTTGCGCTACCATCTTCCCACACCGAGTTAAAATCATATTCCTGCAAAGTAATGGTGTACACTTTTGGTGTTTCAGTATCCGCAAAATACATCGGAGGTATAAAATCACTCGAAACAAATTTATAGCCACCAATTTTTAGTTGGTTATCATAAATAGTTCTAGGAATTTCATCTCCAACTTTTCCAGTAACTTCACCTAGGGTTGTAGTAACAGGGTCAGCGATACTACCTTCTTTTGGTAAGATTACGCGCTTAAAAATTACTTTCGACATCTTAGCCGTACGAAGTTTAGCCATGTAATACTTCGTGTAATTAAGGTCTAAGAATGTTTCGTCTTCTACGAAGGTAGTAGTAACTAACTCTTTACCTTGGTCTAAGTATTCTTTAATCTTCGCATCAAACGCATCGCGAGGTATTTTAGTTCCTACTTCCCCGTCAATGTTCAGTTTATAAACGGACGCTTCATCCACGAAGAACTCAATCTCTACTTTCGACCGCTTAGGTTGAGGTTGAGGTTGAGGTTGAGGTTGAGGTTGAGGTTGAGGTTTAGGCGTCTCAGGCTCTTTAGGTTTCTCCGGAGCAGGAGGACTTGGAGGTGTAGGATCTTTAGGTACATTACCATTGCCACCTTTCGTACACTCTACCCCGACGATACCACCCGTCGGAATCTCACTACCAATCACCGTACTTTCCGGTAAGCAGCAACATTCCACTTCTTCTGCTAAAGCCACGAACTGACCTAACAATGTTTTGTCTTCCAGCTCAAATACGTAATCACCAGGGATCGTTAAAAATAACATCCCTGCGCAACCATCAATCGCTACATCGCAACAACGAATACGAAGTGGTTCGCTCAACTGAACAATAGCTGACTTACCCTCGTCCGCACCGCACGCGCATCCGCTACCAAACGGCATAACGCCACCGCCCAAATAGACACGGTGGACTAGAATCTTTTTACCGGCCGGCAAAGCGAATGTAGAAATCTTTAAAGCCTTACACTCCCCGACAGTTACCACGTGAGTTACAGTGTTGGTGGAAAGGCTATCAAATAGCACCGCACGGTTAGTTTCTTCTGCGTTAGAACTTCGACTTACAGCGTGAACTTTTTTGCCAGTAATAATACTACAGTTAGACATAGAGTATCCTACAACGTTAATAGAAATAAAATCGTCGTGATTGTACTACCGACGAAGAATCCGCGCCACCACCAACAATATCCGCATTCAATCTTAAACAAATCAGCAAACGGTACAATTACCTTGTTCCACGCGAACAGTTGGATCTTATTGGCAACCTTTCTTACGTTTTTCATAGCTTTTAACCCATTCGTACGTTTTCTTCGCCAGGTCAAGCGCCAACTCATACGCTTCGTCATCCGGCCCTTCCGGTTGGAAGATATAAGGTTGCTTCCAATAAAGGCGTTGTACACCACCGAAAGTTCCGTCTTGCGCGAATGACATCTTTCCGCCGGCACCGAAATCAACGGTGACACTAAGTACACCACCGCCGTCATTTACGACTTTACCTGCACCTTTAAGGATATCATGGACGATGTCACCCACCTGCATATTACGGCCGTTTAAGCTCATTTGAAATCTCCAATATAGAGTTATTAGTTAAATTCTACACGATCTCTATGTTAGTAGCAACTTACTCGAAAATTACTACTAACATACTAGAAAACTACACCTGTGGCGTTTGCTGTGTCTGCGGTGTTGCTTCGGTTTGTGGCGTCACGCCTCCCTGTGGAGGTGGGGCTAACTGGCTTAAGTCGAGAGATTCTTCTCCCATGATAGATCTTAATACTTTCTCAGCGTTTTCATCTGCCAAGTCTAAGGCTTCAAGTACTCGGTCAATCGCTTTATCCAACGTACCAGGTTGCACTCGTCCTGTTTGGCCTAAGCCAATCACAATTTGCGCTGCCTCGATCATGTCGTTTTTCTTCAACTCACGTTCCATTAGACCGCTCGCACCACGCGCTACAACCTTCGCATCACCCTTGATCTCTTTCTTCGGATTGAATTTAAGGTTAAGCATATATAGCGATTCAGCAAACGGCGAAATAACGTCTTCATCAAAGTTTGTAATACCGCTCTGAACGCCCTTAAGTGCATTCCCATACAACATCGACATCCCACGGAACGTACGATTAGCCCCTGTACCCACCGGTTGCCCGTGAATACTCGCAGGAATTTGCGTAACAATGTCAGCCAATGACATGAACCACTGACACACGTTACTCAACGCTCCCGTATAGTTCGGGAAGTTATGGAACACGTACGCTGGTCGGCCACCGCCTACAGGATCAGGATCCGTAGGGTTTAACGTATATGGCTCTACTTCACCGACTTTACCGTCTTCAACCCACTGCGCAATTCGCGTGAAGTCAACCTCACCAATCGGGCCGGAGGAATATTCCATGTTCTTGATCATACCACGCAAACACGCATGGAACGCACGCTCCGTATCACGTATCTTCTGCGCAATACCGAACCCCATTACCCCGTTACCCGTCGTCTCATAGCTCGTTACGAACACAGGACGCACGTTTGCATTAGGGTTAGGGTTAATAATCACCTTCAAAGTAAAATGGCCTAGCGTGTGGATGATACACTCATAGTATTCATTATCCTCTACGCCCTTAACACCGTATTCTTTAAGAATCTCTCCTTTCACCGCTCCATGGTACTTAAGCACCTCTAACGGTGAATTACCGTCCCAGCTAATAATATTACCGCCTTCTTCCGGATTAGGACTTAACCAGTTCACACTTGTATTACGGTTAGCAAAGTGTTCAAGCGCAGCAATCACATTCTCTTGGATGTAAGACGGTAACGATGCCATCTTCATGAGCTGTTGTTTAGAGTAGCGTTTACGGATGATGACATACGACCCATCTTGGGCGTTCGTACTATCAGGAGACCAAAAGAAGTCGAATGGGCTTACACGGTTG